CATAACAGTAGGAGAAGGCTGTTTAAACTGACCGCCGGGCATAACAGTAGGTTGAAGTAACAGATCAGATATCATTTGATTGTTAGGTTTATTCTCGCCGCCTCTTTTGTCAGGGGTTACCGTACTTGGACCCATTTTAAATTTGTCTTTTAAACCACTAAAGAAACCACCTATACCTTTAGTAGCATTTGGATTAGGACCAGCAATATCAGCCATAGAAGGTCTACCAGTTACGGAAGTCTTAGGCGCTGCAGGTTTTTTACCAAACATTCCAAGTGCTTTCATAGCAATGTTACCCGGAGTTGGTAGTTTGCCATAAAGGTCTTTTAAATTATTTATGTCTTTTGTAAGTTGCGGTCCTCTGTATGCAAAAGATTGCTTAACACCCATACCAGTAGTAGGATTAAGACCCATTTTAACATTCATGTCTTTTAACGATCTTAATTGCTCGTTAGTAATATTTTTAGCTTTAGCTAGACTTTTTAATTTATCGTAACTTGCTTTATTGACATTAGCTGCTTTAGCTTTAGCTGCGGCTTTTTTAGCTTTGTTCGCTGCAACTCCGGCACGAGTTAACGTACCATCTGCACGAGTAAGTCCAGTAGTTTTAGTTACGGTTTTAGCTTTAGTTTTAGTTGGACCAGTAATGTCCTTCATAGAAGGTCTGCCGCTAGGAGCTCTTGATTTTGCTCTGCTTGCTGCTTGTGATTTGGTAGCGCTTCTTTGAGCACTTCTAGATTTTGAACGTGCTGCTGATCTTGAACGTGATTTTGCACCTTTAGTTGATGCACCTCTAGCTGACCTACTGCCTCTGCCTTTGCTGCCTTTGCTGCCTTTACTTCTGCTACCTCTTCCTCTACCTCTGCTGCCACCGCCACGTCTGCCGCCACCACTGCCACTACTGCGGCCACCGCGGCCACGACCTCTGCTGCCGCCACCACGTCTAAATCCTTCGCGTTCTTCTCCAGATGAGTCTTCTATATATTCGGATGCCATTAATTACCTCTAAAACTGTCTGTTATATTCTTAGTGATTTTTTCGGCTTTGTCTAGTGTCTTTTGCTGAGAATCTTTATCTTGTTTTTCTATAGCAATGGCTGCGCGTAATGCGGTTGCAGCGTTTTGTTGATCTATTTTTTCTTTGTCCATTGATTCTTGAGTCTCTGCCTTGTCTTTTTCTAAAGCAAGTTTAGCTCTAGCTTCTTGTTCTTTACGATCGTTTTCTTCGCTACGTATATCAAGTTCTTTTTGTTTTAACTCAACTAATGGATCTTCTTGGGTTGATGATAACATGTCGTCAATGTTTTCCATGTATTCAGTAATTAATTCCGCTTGTACTTTAGCTACTTCTTTTTGCATTTCTGCCATCATCTGTTGCATTTGTTGTTGCATCATTTGTTGTTGTTCTGGAGGCATCTGTTGCATTTGCGCTTGCATCTGTTGCATTTGTTGTTGTTGCTGCTGTTGTTGCTCCTGCACTTCTTCTTGTGCTTTTAAAGAAATGTGTTGCATAATGTGTGACTGAATATTTGTCATCACTTGCGGATTACTTTTAGTTACTGCACTACCTAATAAAGCTATGTGCGCAACAATGTGTGCATCATGGTTTTGTTGTGGAAACGCTTGCGCTGGTTGACCAACACTTAGTTCTGCATTTTCTAAAGCCGGATCTTTGGGTTGAGGCTGTGGAGGTGGTGGCATCAATGCCTCTATGTTTTGTACTCCCATCGCCTCATACATTCTACGGTAGGCTTCAGGCAGACTGTGCATTTGCGGTGCTGCTTGCGCCAATTGTAATTGTTGTTGTGCTAAAGTTACCCGTTGTGTAATTGAAAATATATTAGGATCAGAAACAGGGATAACATCAATACGTGCATCGAAGTCTTGGGCTTTAATATTTTGATCAGCACCAATAATTTGATACGGATAACTTGGTGGTAAAGTTGTAGCAAATAGTTTTGCTAGTAGTTTAAATTCTTTACCTTGTGCCGAGTGCATTCTTTTATGAATCGCCGACATAACTTTCATACCGCGTTCTAGTAACGCCATAGTTGTGCCTACTGGATTAACTTCGTTACCTTCGCCTAACTTCATGTCAGCAACTGCAGCAAAAGACTTGCCGCTTTCAATAACAAAACCTAGAAGTTGATATAAAGTAGCAGATGGTTCTTTGTATGGTAACGGTACTAATGAACTAGCTATCTCGCCCGCGGGCGCGTCAACATCTCTGAACTCGCCGGGAACTAGTGGCTGGTCGTCATCACGAATACGTAGGCCTCTGGCTTTAAAGCCTGAAGGTAAGTTTGCGAGTGTTCCGGCATCAATAAGCTGTCGTAAGATAGAGGTGGCGGATTTTGAGAGACCACCGAGCATATGAATAAGGCCAAAACCATAAAAGCCAAGGCCGGGCAGAAATTTGTAATGCACAAAATACTGTTTTTTATTTTTAAGTGGATCTTCTTCATTCCAGTTTCTTCTTACTGATAGTACGGTTGATGAGCTTTCCTCAATAGTTATAATGTACGGCAAACTAATACCAGACATTTCACCTGCCTCATTGGCATCTTCGTAACCGGGCAAATCAAGATCGGTATGTATTTCTAAAATAGTATAAATGTCATCTTTAGTGTAAACTTTTTTTCTGCCATCCATTTCATCAATAGTGTCTTGGACAGTGCTTGATTCTGGTTCTGCTGGATCAGCTAAATCTATGTCACGATAAAAACCAGACGCTTGATACTTACGCACATCGTTAGCCGACATTTTAATAACATGAGTAATACGTAAACAAGTCATTAAATCAGTAGCATCATACGGCACTACTAAATCTTCTGAAGATACAAACTTAGATACTGGTCGCGCTAACTTGTCGTCAAAATAAATTTTACGAAACGCCGAACCTGACAGGGGAAGGTGNAAAAGCATTTGATCAAGTTCGGGTTCGTATTCCTCCATGACATGGGAAATCTGATAATTCATAAACTCTTTAACACGAGCGCTCTGTGCTTCTACTTGTGGATTAGTTGCGCCCATAACTTGAGTTTTGACTGGTCCACCAGCAGGAAATAATTCTTTGTAAGATTGTGCTTGAAACTGAGTTACTGACTCTGCAAGTAACGGATGTGTTACTCCCGATGAACCCGGAAACGGTTCTGTACGATCTTCATTTTTTAATCCGAGTAGTCCTAAGCCTTCAGCATAAGTTGCCGACCAATCGGCTCTTGATTCATTGTCACCTTCATAGGCTTCTAAAAGATCGTCAGCAATTTCTGCTAAGTCACCTTCGTCCATAGAGTCTGCTAAGTTAGATGCGTGACCTTGTTCTTCAGGAACATCTGGTCCAAACGATATAGTAGCGCCACCGTCTTCATCTAGTTCCGTATCGCTTTCCATTAGTTCTATGTCTAATTCTTCAGGAGTAATGTTTTCTGATTCTAAATCAAATTTCATTTGCTCTTTTAAGGGCATGTCTTTTTCTATAGCCATAATTATTTTCTTTGCTTTCCGTTACTGAATAAACTTCCTACCCCTTGCACAACTTTACCGAGAGGTTCGCTTATATACTTATCCATGGTTCTTGTTGCGGTATCTCCAAAAGGTACGTTCTCTTTATACTCGTTAAAGAAAGGCGTGTCACCATACATTTCTCCTAATTCATCCATAGAAAAATAAGAGGGGTCTGCGGGTCCTTTATCATAAGAATATTCATACTCAAGTAAGTAGTTAGCAAGGTCTGCAGGAGACATATTGTTTTCTGCTGCTTGAGCAATAATTTCTGGGTCTTCTATTAGTTGATTAAATGTTTGACCATTGTAAGTAGCGGTCTCATCTAAAGGACTCATTTCGTCAGCATAACGTCCGGTAAAAGGACTTTGGTCACCACCAGTGGTGCCGAACATTACTTCCGCAGCTATGGCGGGTGTACCAAGTAATAAATTTATTGGGTTTAATTTACCTAAGCCAGCTTTTACGAGCGGACCACTTACATTTATTTTCGGGCTAAACTTAGGATTAAATTTAGCTTTAGGCTTAGTTGACTTTGCTGCGATAGCTTCCATAGTTATTTTCCTTCGCAAACACTGTACTGGTTTTTGTTAGTTGAATCAAGAATTTTAACAGTTCCAACGTTTTCGTGCTTGACGTAATCTTGAATTAGGGTCTTTAGCAGCACCGGGAAATTTCTTCATTTGTCCCGCACTACGGGCACAATAAGACTTCCTACGCTTTGCTTCTTTCGAATCTTTTTTTAATTTCGATGGTTTCTTGGTTACAGCGGTGGATAATTTTGAACCGGGATTATCACGACGATATTTATTTACTCCGGCCTTAGTCATGCCCGCACCACTTTTAGTAGCACGAAAGTACTTTTTAGTTTTAGGTGGCTGCTTGTCCTGTTTGCGCACCGTTACGCTTTCTTTTTCTTAGCCGGTTTCTTTGCTGTTTTAGCTGATCTTGCTAATGCTTTATCAGTTACTGTGCCTTTACCTTTACGGCTTGTGCCTCTTTTTTTAGCTCGGTTCATATAGTAGTATAAACCTTTTTTAACCGTGCGACCGTCTTTAGTTACATGTGTATCAGAACCGCCACCTTTTCTAAATACTTTTCGACCTTTTAAAATGTCGGCTTGAGTTACTTTACCATCACCAGTTAAATCAGGAAACGAGCTGCCGCCTTTTTTATATTTTCTTCTAGGTTTACCTGTAGCAGTCAATGGATTCATTGGAGGATTTTTCTCCATTATTCGTCTTAATTCATCTCTAGTTATTCTAGGTTTTCTTCCGGGCAGATCTTTAGGCATAGATTTAGGCACTCTAGGCATACCTTTAGGAGGGAACTTAGGATTGCGTTTTGGTCTA